GCCGGCGGAATCGCAGAAGAGGACGATTCAGACGTAGATGCAGGTCAAGGCATGTTCATGAGCGGCTCGGGAGAGTCTCGTGAATCACTCTCCGGTAACGGCGTCTCCAACACTCCTTCTCCTACTTCTGTACGTAGAGAAGTAGATGGAGATGGAGATGGAGCGGTAGATGGAGAGGGAGAAAAGAAAGCGCCGGCGAAACCGCCGCGCGAAGACGCCGAGCGCCTCTGCGCCCATCTCGCTGATCGCATTGAGGGCAACGGATCCAAGCGGCCGGCCATCACCGTGAAGTGGCGTGACGCCGCCCGGCTGATGCTCGACAACGACAAGCGCACCGAGGCGCAGGTCCACACCGCCATCGACTACGCGCAGGACAGCGAGTTCTGGCGCATCAACGTCGCGTCGATGCCGAAACTCCGCGAGCAGTACGACAAGCTGCGCCTCTCGGCGCTCAAGGACCAGCGCGGCCCCGGCTTGCCCGGTGATGCGACGGGCACCGCCCGCGCCCGCGGGGCGATTCAGGCGGGCATCGAAGCCGGCGAGCTCATGCGGAAGGGAATCGCGTCATGACACCCGAGGAGACCGGCCGGCTGCTCGCCAGCGCTGCGTTGATCGACAACCGCAAGGTGGATACGGCGACCGTGATCGCGTGGACCCGCGTCCTCGGCGACTTGCCCTACCGTGACTGCGAGGAAGCCCTGGCGACCCATCACGCCGAGAGCACCGAGTGGCTGATGCCGGCACACATCCGCACCCGCGTCATGGAAGCCCGCAGGCAGCGGATCCTGGACGCCGGCGGAGTACCCGCCCCGCCGCCCGAACTGCTGGACAACCCACCCGCTTACCGCGCCGCGCTCCGCGCCGCCGCCACTGCCCTCGCCGACGGGCGCGACCCTGAGCCGGTAATGCAGGCAATCGCCAGCCAGGCGGCCCGGCTCGAGCTGGAGGCGTCGTGACCGAGGACGCCGCGCCGACGCCGGAAGATGTCCGGGCCCGCTTCGCCGTGGTCGAGAGCTACGACGAGACCCGCGCCGACGACCCCGTGGCCGAATCGGAGCGGGCCGTGCTCGGCTCGTCGATCCAGTCTGCCGCCGCCACGCTCGAGGCCGCGGCCACCCTGAGCCCGGAGAACTTCGCCAGCGGGTCGCACGAGACCGTGTTCCGAGCCGCGGTGAAGCTCGCCGACGCCGGCCAGCCTGTAGAGCCCGCCTCGGTGTTGTCCGAGCTCGCCGCAGCCGGCCTGCTGGCCAGGGTCGGCGGCGGGAACCTCGGCACGGGCGGCACGTTCCTGCACTCGCTGATGGAACGAGCCGGGTCGGTCACCTACCACGCGCCGAAGGTGCTGGCCGCCTGGCAGCAGCGGAACGTCGCTCTCACGCTCAGGTCGTGCGCGCAGATCGCCGCGGGGGAGGGCTTCGACCCGGACATCCACCTGGACCAGATCCGCAAGCTGATCGAGGACGCCACGGCGTTCACCGGGGCGACTGCCCTGCGGCACCAGTCCGAGACCGTCGTGGAAGTGCTCGACGCGCTCGAGGCGGGCGCCGAGACGGGGTTGTCCACCGGCTACCCGGATCTGGACGACGCCATCGGCGGGTTGCGGCCCCGGGATCTCGTCGTCGTGGCGGGCCGGCCGGGCGGCGGCAAAACTCTCCTGGGGCTTTGCCTGGCCGATCACGCAGCAACCGACCTCGGGATGCCGGTCCTGTTCGCCAGCCTGGAGATGAGCAACGAGGAGCTTACCCAGCGGCGCATCTCCTCGATAGCCCGCGTGCCGCTTGACCACATCGTCCGGCACAAGGCCACCGAGGATGACTGGCACCGGATCGCCCGCGCGCAGGACAAGCTCATCGGCACGCGGCTCATCGTGGACGAGACCTCCAGGCAGTCCCTCGCTCACATCCGCGGCCAGCTCCGCAGCCTGGAGCGCACCGGGAGCAAGCCACGCCTGCTCGTCATCGACTACCTCGGCTACATGGCCGCTCCGGGCGCCGAATCGCGCCAGCAGGAAGTTGCCGCCCTGGCCCGCGGGGCCAAGGACATCGCCCGCGATCACGAGATCCCCGTCATCCTGCTGGCCCAGCTCAACCGCGGTCCCGAGCACAGGCAGGACAAGCGCCCGGTCCCGGCCGACTTGAGGGAATCCGGGGAGATCGAGCAGTCCGCGGACATCATCCTGCTGCTGCACCGCGAGGACCAGTACCAGCAGGAATCGCCAAGAGCGGGGGAGATCGACGTGATCGTCAGCAAGAACCGGCAGGGCGGCCAGTGTGTGGTGGCCCTCTCGTTCCAGGGGCACTACGGGTGCATCAAGTCCCTCGGGCACGACTGGTCTCCCTCGTCAGCGATAGGCGGCAACTAAATGAACGACCTGACCCTCATCTGCGAGACCTGCCGGTTCCCGATCAACGGCAACACCGGGTGCATCTACGTCATCTTCCCGGACATCAACACGGCCCGGCGCGAGGAAGGGCGCGAGATCCACTGGCGCACAAGCCACTACGCCCACTTCGCTGAGGGCGACCGGGATGCGTACGAGATCAGCGCGGAGCGGATCGCTATGTGGCGCCAGTTCATCTGGTGGACGGCCCACCTGATGGAGAAAAACTGGTTCGGCCGGTCCGACTGGGACGAGTTGCTGCACGAGGTGTCCGGCGACGAGCCGTCGCACCGCATCCGCGTCGTAGCGGAGGAAGCCGCATGATTCGCAACGACCTCCCGGTACTCGCCGACGCATGCCCTGTATGCCCTCCCGGTATCCCGGACGCTTCCCTCCCGATCGGTCCCGTCCTTGAGGTCAACGGAGGCCGGGTCGCGGACTACCAGTGCACGGCCTGCGAGACTGCGTGGTCTGCGTGGTTCGACCGCTGGGGATTCCCGATCGACCGGCTCATCGCCCCGGTGAGTCCCGAGCTGGCCGCCCGTCACCGAGATAGCCTCGCCGCGGAACTCCGGCGTGCAGCATGACCCCCAACCCCCCGAAGCGAGGAACCGAATGAGCACCACCGAAACGACGCAAGACGCCGGGACGCTAGAGCGCGTCCTGACCATAATCCACAACGTGGACGAATGGCTGGACTCCGACGTGGCCCCCGACTACCAGGCGCAGCCGCTAGCCCAGGACTGGGCGCGCGTCACGAAGACTGGCGAGGAAGTCGGCGAAGCAATCGACGCGCTGATCGGCTTCACCGGCCAGAACCCGCGCAAGGGCACCTACGGAAGCCTGGACGACCTGCTCGCCGAGCTGGCGGACGTCGCCGTCACGGGAATGTTCGCCATTCAGCACTTCACCAAGAACAACGCCCGGACCGCTGAGGTGGTCATGGCGTCACTTGAGAAGGCGGCGAAGCGTGCTGCGGATGCTGGCTATGGCGACTGAGCAGCAGGTGAGCACCACCACTGAGGCAGCAATGGCCGATATCCCCCGATGGCTGGAACTGCAAGCCGAGATCGACTACCGGCTCTGGCTGCTCGGCGAGATACGTCGCGAGGACGAGCGGCTATCCCCCCTTGACCGCCTGATCGACGAGGCGACCGGCCATGACGAGAAGCGTCTCGCTGAGGCTACGGAGATCATCGCTGAAATCGAGGTACTGAAGGCCGAATGGGATGCCCTGAACGGAGCAGGCGATGAGTACTGAGCAGCCGGAAGCCCCGGCCCTCCCTGGTGTCACCCGGTGGCGCACTCCTCTGACCGTGCCGGGCGTGGCGCGCGAAGCTATCCGGCTCACGTCCGGCAACCTTCCGGAAGTAGCCGCGTGGGTCCGCTCGAACGGCCGGGAATGCCTGGCGGACAGCACCGACCTTCTCATCGGCACTCCCGGGGATTACATCCGGGCCGTGCCGGGCGAGTGGGTTGTCCGGAACCCGGACTCGTTCTGGGGGTTCGGCCACGACGTATTTCCAGCCGAGACCTTCGCGGCCACCTACGAGCCCGCAGAGACCCCGGACGCCGGATCACCCGCACCTGTACCCGCTGAGCGCTCTACGGAAGCCAGGGAGCCAGCGGAGGACACTCTTGACGAGGCCGCCTGGCGCGCTATCGCCGCTGACGCCGAGTGGGCGGGGACCAACCCCAGAGGCCCGACCTGGACTAGGCCCCCGCACGAGCAGGTACGCCGGCTGGTCGAGGGTGAATGGCGGCGCGCGGGAGACGCTGAGGCGACGCTGGCCGCCCTCCGCGCCGTGCTTCTCGAAGGCGGACAGGATGCGGAGACGGTTCGCCGCCGGGCCCTGGCAATCGTTGGCGGCGAGGAAGGGGCCGGTCGTGGCTGAGGCCAGCGTCCCGCCTGAGCACCGGTACCGGAACGCCCTGCTGTGGATACGCACCATCGCGGGCATGCACTACTTCGGCGGCGCTTTCAACCCCGAGCACATGCGGGCGCTGGCCAATCTCGCCGCCGATGCCCTGGACGGGAAAAACCTGCCGGACTACCGGGAGCACATCGCCGCCGCTCAGGAGCACGGCCGGGAGATGGCGGCCCGATGGAGCGAACTACTGGACAACGATGCTGCCGACGAGGAGGCCGACCGTGCCTGACACTATCCCGGACGAGTGGATAGACGCCGTCGAGCGCGCCATCATCGAAGCGGCTACGGACTTCGGTCAGGACAGCATCGTGGCTGGACCGTCCCGTGACCTCGCCCGTGCTGCCCTGGAATCGGCGGTACCCATCCTGACCGCCGAGCCTGCCGCGAAGGCGGCGAAGTGGGACCGGATCAGCGCAGCATGGGACAAGTACTGCACCGAGGGCGCGGGGGCGTTCGACTGGGATTACGACAGCCGCGACTTGATGCGCGAGCTTCAGGAGGATGAGGGACCGTGACCGCCGACCCCATCCCCGACGCGTGGATCGACGCCGCCCTCGTCGCTGATGTCCTGTGGATGCGGCAGGCCAGGGCCATCGTGTTCGTCAGCCCCTCCCGCGATCAGGTCCGGATGATGCTGGAGGCAGCGGCACCTCTGATCGCAGCGGCGGAACGGGAACGCATCCGCAAGAAGGCCGACGATGAGTGCGACGAAAAACTGTACGCGGCCATATCCGACCTGTTCGAGGAGTTGGAGCATGGCTGACGACGGCGAGCCCGACCGCATCGTGGTCGCCGGGGACTGGCACGGAGATGCCGAATGGGCGGCGCACGTCATCGAAATGGCCGATGGGGCACTGGAGGGCGATCCGAGCAAGACGATCGTGCACTGTGGTGACTTCGGCGTTTGGCCGGGGCCGGCCGGGACCGCCTACCTGAACCGCGTCATCGGCGCGTGCTTCGCGTACGGAATGCGTCTCCTGTTCGTTGACGGCAACCATGAGGACTTCACTCAGCTAGAGGATTTGCGGGTCCACGATGGTCAGATAGTGAACTGGCTGCCGCGCGGCTGCCGCTGGACGTGGCACGGCCGGACCTGGCTGGCCCTGGGCGGCGGCGTCAGCCTTGACCGGGCCATTCGCACCGAGGGCAAGACGTGGTGGCCGCAGGAAGAGATCACGCCCGAGCAAGCGGCAAAGGTGATCGTGGATGGCGGCGCTGACGTCATGGTCACGCACGATGCCCCGAGCGGGGTCCGCCACACCTTCCCGCCGCCACCCGCGTTCTGGGACGCCCGGGACCTGGCTCGCAACGACGCGCACCGGGAACGGCTCCAGCGGGTCGTTGACGCGGTGAAGCCGTCGCACCTGATGCACGGCCATCTGCACCGGTCGTACCAGCGGACCTGCGACTTCGGCTACGGGCCCGTTGAGGTAACCGGCCTGGACTGCGACGAGGGCGACGGGGCCAACTGGGCTGTTCTTGACGTACGGACGATGAAATGGGAGCCGAAGCCATGA